CCGTCGGCAAGATCATCGAGCCCATGGTGCAGAAACTGGACATGCGTTCACGCCTGGCTATCAACACAGCGATGCGCAACTTCGGTGCCGGCGCAACGGTTTGGGTGAATCCGCGCCACGCCGACACGCAGGAGCAGGACTACGCGCGCGCTAAGGCGATTCTGTGCCCACAGATGGTAGCCGCTGGGATACTCGAAAGGAATGCTTGTAAACCCGTCGAACTTATGGCAGAGTAACGCCCGTGGGGCAAGTTGCCTCCAAAATTTCCCGAAGCCTCGCTCAATGCGGGGCTTTTTGCTTTCACGATTGGTGCTTGGTACTCCATGGCGGGGCTAAGAGGGCTGGTTATCTGCCGTCTGCCAAGCGCCATTCGTGAGAGTGAATGCGCAGGCTGATGCGCAGAGAGACCCCGAGACGCTACTCGCATGCCTGATCAGCGTGCAGTGACAAGTCGTCGAAGCCGGAGATCAGCACCGGCCCCTCTCACCTAATTTGAACCGCCTCCGGGCGGTTTTTTCGTTTCCGGAGCCCGAATGTTCCCCTTGAAAAAGGTCGTAGCGATCGTCGCCTTTGCGCAGGACGTGAAAAACGCTGCGCTGCTCGATTCGCTTAGCCATCCTGTGCCGCGCGTCGTGCAATACCAGGTGACGCTCGATCCGGAGCGCGTCTCGCCCGGTGGCGAATTCATCCGCTTCGGCCAATGGAACGATCAGAAAGGGCAGGGCGACGAAATCACGGGCTGGGTCATGAAAGACGACCTGACCATCCTCGAAGTCATCGCCGAATGGGATGGCGACAAGTTTCTGACGGTTCAACACAGCGCCGAGCGCGCAGCTTAGGAGAGAGCATGACCACCATCGGACGGTTGATGGGCGCTGGCGTTCCGGCGACCCAAGCGCAACAGACTGTCGCCGGCAAGCCCGTTTCTGGCCTGACGGCGGCCGGTTCAACGCAGGGCACTGCCCTTGCCATCGTGAATGACTTCTCGGTATTCACGACCGTTGCGGCGGGCACTGGCGGGATCCTTCCGGCGCAAAACGGTGCATCGATGACCGCGCTTGCTGGCGACATTTACATCGCCGTCAATGGCGGAGCGAATGCGCTGCTGGTCTATCCGCCCGTCGGTGGGAATTTCATCACCGTTGCGGTCAATACGGCGGTCAGCGTGCCCGCTGGCAAGACAGCCGACTTCTACTGCCTCGGTAACAACGTCTGGGCAGCGAGCATCGGCGGCTGATCATGCCACGCAAGCAGGCGCCGCGCGTCGAGTTCTCGCAAGCCAAGTTCGACGAGATTTGCGCGCGCATTGCTGCTGGTGGTGATGCATCGAGTTTGCGCCAGATCTGCGCCGAGACCGGTATGCCGACGCGGCAGACATTCAACGAATGGCGCAAGCGCACGCCGGAACTCGAAGCGCAATACGACCGCGCATGTGAGGACCGCAAGGATACGTTCTTCGATGAGCTGATCCACATCGCCGATACCGAGAAAGACCCGGCCATCGCGCGTAACCGTATGGATGCCCGCAAATGGTCGTGGGCCCGCATGGACCGCGCGCGCTTCGGCGACCGCGTGACGAATGAACTGGTGGGCGAGGGCGGCGGAGCCGTGATTCACAAGGTCGAGTTCGAAATTGTCGACACTGCGGATCCAGGTCCCGAGAAAGCTTAAACCGCTGCTTGCGCCCATTCGATACAAGGGCGCATACGGCGGCCGGGGCGGCGCCAAGTCGCATTTTTTCGCTGAACAGGCGATTCTTCGATGCCTTCGCAGCGAGACTCGCGTGGTCTGTATCCGGGAAGTGCAAAGCTCGATCAAGGATTCGGTCAGGCAGCTTCTGATCGACAAGATTGCGAAGTTCGGCGTGCAGTTGCTGTTTCAGGTGCTCGACGCCGAAATCCGCGGTCCGCACGGATCGCTGATCGTGTTCAAGGGCATGCAGTCATACAACGCCACGAATGTGAAGTCGCTCGATGCATACGACGTGGCATGGGTTGAAGAGGCGCAGACATTCAGCCAGCACTCTCTTGACCTGTTGCGTCCGACCATCCGGAAGGAAGGATCGGAACTGTGGTTTAGCTGGAATCCGCGCTTCAAGACCGATCCGGTCGACATGTTCTTCCGCAAGAATCCGCCGCCTGATGCCATCTCGGTGATGATCAACTGGCGCGATAACCCATGGTTTCCTGACGTGCTGCGCCGGGAAATGGCACATGACTTCGCGGAAGACGAAGACAAGGCAGAGCACACATGGAACGGCGCTTACGGCAGCAGCCAGGGCGCAATCCTCGCGCGTTGGGTCAATAAGGCCGAGCGCGAAGGACGTATCAGCGACGATATCGTGTACGACCCGAGCGGCGCAGCAGTCGAGATTTCGAGCGACATCGGGTTTCACGACACGGCCACTTGGTGGTACTGGCAACGCGTCAAGGGCGGATTCCACCTTCTCCGTTACGAGGGCGAGTCGGGCTACGACGCAGATGACTGGATCACGATCATCCAGAAGAACCTGAAGGAAAGCGGCATGCAGCTCGGCAGAATCTGGCTGCCGCACGACGCGCGCGCCAAGACGTTCCAGAGCAAGCACACGACCGCCGAGCGCTTCCTGAGCGCTTTTGGCGCTGGGAAGGTCGATGTTGTGCCGCAGAGCAAGAAGATGGACCAGATCGGCGCCGCGCGCGCTGTGATGCCGAAATGCGCGTTCAACGAAACAGCATGTGAGGCAGGTCTAGATGGTCTGCGCGCATGGGAGTTTCAGTACAACGAGGAAACAGGCGTTTTCTCGCGCGATCCGCTGCATAACTGGGCGTCGCACCCGTCTGACGGCTTCGCATACGGCGCGCAAGTCATGAGCGAAGTCGAATATGTCGCTCCGCCTCAGGAACCCGACTGGGACAACCTGCAGACGATCGGCACGCTAAACGATGCGTGGACCGATCACATGCAGCATCAATCGAATCATCGGAGGCTGTAATGACAGCAATGATCAGCGGCGGCGGCGTCCAGTTCACGGCCAGCCGGAATGTGAATGCGATCCCTGGACAGACGCTTATCGGTATCGTTGCGTCCGCCAGCACGTCGGGTACAGTCACGATCTACGACAGCAACAAGACCGATACGACGACGAAGCTGGTCGACACCACGCCGCTCGTTGCCGGTCAGTTCCTTCCGCTCTATCTCGCAGCCAGCCAGGGGCATTACATCGTGGTTGGTGGCACCCTGAGCGCAACGGCGATCGTCGGCTGATATGGCAAACCCCGTCAAAGCCGAAGTCGAGCGCTACCTCGGCTATATCTCGGCCTACGAGAAGGATTTCAATCGTTGGCTCGATCGCAGCGGTAAGATCGTCAAGCGCTATCGGGATGACGGGAAGGATTACACCTATGGCAACGAAGCGGCGCGGTTCAACGTGTTGTGGGCCAACGTACAGACACTGGTTCCAGCGACATTCAGTCGTCTACCTCAGCCTGACGTTAGCCGTCGCTTCCGCGATTCTGATCCCGTTGGGCGTGTCGCTAGCCTATTGCTAGAGCGCGCGCTGGATTTTGAAGTCCGTCACTATCCCGACTTCCGGGAGGCGATGAAAAACTCCGTGCTCGACCGGTTTCTGCCGGGCCGTGGCACGTCATGGATACGCTACGCTCCGAAGACGAGCGTTCAGGAGCCGATTGCGCCGGCCGGATTCGATCAGGAGAGCGATCCCGCCATCATCGAAGGCGCGGGTGCTGACCAGATCACCGACGATCAGCCGCTGGAGCAGATCGACGACGAAACGGCGCCGATCGACTATGTGCATTGGCGCGATTTCGGGCATGCACCTGCACGCACATGGGAAGAGGTGCCGTGTGTATGGCGCAAGGTCTATCTCGACTATGCGGCCGTCTGCGAGCGCTTTGGCGAAGAGGTAGCCAAGACCATTCCGTTCGACTCGATGCCGATCGATCAGACGGAGCAGTCGGACCGGAGAAAGGTCACCCAGACCGGCGCGATGCAACGCAACAAGCAGGCATGCATCTTCGAGATCTGGGACAAGACCACGCAGAATGCTGTCTGGCTGCACAAGACGCTGGGCCAGATTCTCGATGAAAAGGCCGATCCGCTCGGGCTCGATGGCTTCTGGCCATGTCCGCGTCCGCTTTATGGCACGATCACGACCGATTCGCTCGTCCCGGTTCCTGACTTCATCCAGTATCAGGATCAGGCTAACGAACTCGACACGATCAGCGACCGCATCGACGGGCTGATCAAGGCGCTCAAGGTGCGCGGCGTCTATAACGCCGAGTTCAAGGAACTGCAGCGCCTCTTCACGGAGACGGGCAATAACGACCTCATCCCGGTCAAGAGCTTCGCCGCGCTGGCTGAGAAAGGCGGCCTGAAAGGCGTAATCGATCTGGTGGACCTCGCACCGATCGCGCAGGCGCTTCAGATTGCATTTGAGGCGCGCGATAACGTCGTCGAGCAGATCCACGAAATCACCGGCATCAGCGACATCATGCGCGGCGAGACGGATGCTGCCGAAACCGCCAAGGCGCAGGGCCTGAAGGCCCGCTATGGCGCTGTGCGGCTGCGCAATACGCAGGAAGACGTGGCGATCTATGCGAGCGAACTGCTGCGCCTGAAAGCCCAGGTGATCTGCAACAAGTTCACCGACCAGACGATCGTCCAGATGTCGTCGGCGGCGCAATTACTGCCCGAAGATCAGGCATTGATTCCGCAAGCGCTCCAGATGTTGCGCTCGAATGTCGTGCGCAACTTCCGGATTGAGGTCGACGCTGATTCCCTCGTGCAGATCGACGAAGATGCGCAAAAGAGCGACCGCGTCGAATTCCTGACGATGGTCAGCCAGTTTCTGCAACAGGCCGTGCCTGCCGCCGAGCAGACGCCTGAAATGGCGCCGCTGCTGCTGGAGATGATGAAGTTCGGCGTGTCGGCGTTCAAGGCTGGCAAGACGCTTGAGGGCATGCTGGACGCCACGCTTGAGCGCATGCAGAAGCAGATTCAGCAGCAGGCCGGTCAGCCAAAGCCGCCGCCCGTCGAACTCCAGAAAGTGCAGGCCGAATCGCAGGCGCGCATGCAGGAAAAGCAGATGGATGCGCAGCTCGACATGCAGAAGGAGCAGCAAAAGAACGGTCTGGAGGCGCAGAAGATCCAGTTGCAGGCCCAGTTCGAGGCGTACAAGGCTCATCTAGACCAGCAGACAGCATATGCGCAGCAGGAAGCGCAGGCCCGGCAGGCGACGCAGGAGCAGCTTCTGGAGGCTCACCGCGATGCCATGAAGCGCGAGAGCGACGAGCGCATGGAGCAGATGCGCATGGCCATGGAAGCCGAGCGCGCGGACCGCGATCGGATGCTCAAGCTCATCCTTGCCAGGCTCGATGGCGAGATTAAGCTGGAAGTCGCCGAACTGTCGTCGGAGACCACATTGGAAGCGGCGCAGGTCAGCGCGGCGCGTGCGGGGAGTAGCGAGTAATGCCGATCTACGCAACATGCTGCCAGTCGTGCGGCAAGGAAGATTCGATCTACAGGACGGTCGCCGAGCGCGATTTGAACATTCCTGAATGCCTATATTGCGGTGGCGATATGCAACGCGTCGTCAGCGCGCCCTATGTGGCTGCCGACATGGCTCCCTACAAGTCGATGATTACGGGCGAGATGATTACCTCGCGCTCGCAGCATCGCACGCACCTGAAAGAGCACGGCTGCATCGAGATCGGCAACGAGACGAAGTATCTGACCGGCAAGCAGAAGCCGGAATTGTCGAAGGAATCGCGCGCCGCGCGCAAGCAGAAAATCATCGAACAAGTCAACGCCATCAAATAGGCCGCGACACTATCCACGGAAACGAAGCCCCCTTGTGGGGCTTTTTTTATGGGAAATCGAAATGGGAACCCGTAGGGAAGACCTCGCAGAAGCGCTCGACGCGATCGAAGAGCAGATTACGGAAACGCCGACC